TCTTGTCCGACCTGTGCCTATCAGGCGCAAAACTGCGGGCGGTATCCTTCTCCCTGATTCATTCCGAGAAGACCGTGAGTATCTTAACACCGTGGGGCGCGTCCTTGCTTTGGGCGAACTCGCATTCATCGACGAAGACATATACCGGAAAGGTCCTTGGGTCAAGCCCGGCGACCATATCGTATACTCAAAACTCGCAGGCCAGAAAATCTTTTGGAAGGGCGTAAAGCTCCTTCTCATCAAAGCTTCTAGCATTGAGCTTGTGGTCGATACCCCGGAATATCTCGACTCCAACTTCAAGGAATAAATCATGTCCGAATCCGGCTATCAAGAAATCGACCTCGACAACCCAGGCAAAGCCGCAGCCGCTTCAGAAGCATCCGACATTGAGATCGTGGAAGAGTCTGCTGCCGAGCCACCTCCAGAAGCTGCTCAGGCGCCTGCACCCGCAGTCGCTTCCACACCTTCTGAAGACGACGAGTCTGACGACGAGAGTCCATCCGATTCCCCTTCCAGCGACCGTAAGAAACTGACGCGAAGTCAGCGCCTTAAGAATCAACGCGACATTTATGCCAGACAACTCGCCGATACGCAAGCCCGTCTTGCCGACGCCGAAAACCGGGCCCGTCGCTACGAAGCTGACGCTAACGAGGGCGCCGCCATTGGCTTCGACCTCTACGCCAAGCAACTCGATACGGCCATGCAAGCCCTGCGCCGTGACTTCGATCAAGCCTTCGATGCCGGGGATCGCGAAAAGATTTTCGACGTCCAGCAACGGATGGCCCAGCTTACAGCCGAGCGGTCACAGGTGGAAAGGGACCGGCGCGCAATCCCTACCAAGCCGGTTCAGCAATCTGGACCGGAAGCTCAGCCGCAGACCCAGCAGACATCGCCTCAACAGCCTAAGCGCCAACCCAGCCCGGCTGCCATGGAATGGTATGGTCGCAACAAAACCTGGTTCAACAAGGACGTCGTCATGACTGCCGGTGCCCGCGTTATCGACAATCAGATGGTCCGTGACGGCTATACCCCTGAAGACCCCGACTACTTCGAAGAACTTGACAAGAGGCTCCAGCAGGAGTTCCCTCACAAGTTTGGTCGTCAGGCCCCGGCCCGTCAGCCAGCCAACAACCCTACTATCCAGAACAGGTCCACACCGGCACCCGCTCCCGGCAAAGTCCGCGTAACCATCACGCAGGCTGACCGGGAAATGGCCAACCACCTCGGTATCAGCGTCGAACAGTACGCCCGCGAGAAGGCCAAGACCGAACGTGCCGCCCAGACCGTCAGCCAATACACGGAGATTCTATAATGAAAAACAAACTCTTCGCGGCCCCTAACAACGCCGTCGACGAAGCACTTGAAAATTCTCTGGAAACAGAGTATAATCCTCCTAATGCGCTAGAAATCCCCCCAATGCCCGACGCAGACGCATTCGTCTATAGATGGATTCGCTTCCGGGTAGGGGACCAAGATGATTTCAACAACATCTCTCAGCGCATGCGAGAAGGCTGGTCATTCGTTCCCCTAGAGGAAGTTCCCGAAGGATACGTTTTCCCCGGTCTTGAAAGTAAGATTTCTGCTTTGGCAGGTGCAGCTATCAACGGAGACCTGGTCTTCGCCAAGCTACCTCGACGGAAAGCGGAAGCCATCCAAAAGTGGGGCGAAGATAGAGCCATACAAGCGGAGCAGGCTTTCGATCTGAAGACAGTTAGCTACGAAGATGGCATGGGCCGTAAGCAGCAGTTTGTCAACGAAAGTACAAAACGCTTTTCCAGAGGGCGACGTCCCTCATTTGGATAACACAACGAAGGAGGATAGAAAGTGGCACAATCTTATGCCCCGTTCGGTCTTCGCGCAGTGGCGGCCCTTGGCACCCACGGCAACGAAGTCCGCGCGTATCCGCTTCCCAACGGCGCTAACTGCCCTGACCTCGGTAAGGGGTCTCCGGTAAAGCTGTCGGGTGGCGTAATCACGTCGGTTGGTACTGGTGGTGGCCCCCTGCTGGGTGTCGCTGCTGGCTTTGCGTGGATCGACCCGACCACGAAGCTGCCTCAACTTAAGAACTCAATCCCCGCAGATACGTCTTCGGCTGGCCTGTTTGACGGTTCCGACCGCCCGACCGCCTACGTCGTGGACAATCCCTTCGCGCTCTTCATCATTCAGGCTGACGCTTCCGTTACGGCGGGCGACCTCGGCCTTAACTTCGATGTGACTGCGTCGGGCGGCGATGTCAACTCGGTGTACGGTACGTCCCAGTATACGCTGGATGCGTCCACCCGTACTTCCGCTGTCGGCACTGCGCTGAAGCTTGTGGGTCTGGCCAACATTCCTGACAACAACTGGGGCGATCCGTTCCCGATTGTGGTTGTGAAGCTGAATGGTCCGATCCTCCAGCAAGTTTCTGCGGCCTAATAGGGGGACCTGAACAATGTCAATTTTGACTCGCGCACAGTTTGCGAAGCAGCTTGTTCCCGGCCTTAACGCGATCTTCGGCACGGCCTATAAGAGCATCGACAACGAACATGCACCGCTGTTCGACATCGAGCGTTCTGATCGTTCGTTCGAAGAAGAAGTGTTGATGACGGGTTTTGGTACGGCCCCGGTCAAGTCCGAAGGTGATCAGGTGTTCTTCGACACCGCCTCCGAAGCTTGGACGAGCCGCTACAACCACGAAACCGTTGCCATGGCTTTCGCCATCACCGAAGAAGCTATCGAGGACAACCTCTATGGCACGACGGGCAAGATGAAGGCGAATGCGATGGGCCGCGCTATGGCGAACGCCAAGCAGGTGAAGGCGGCTAACGTCTACAACAACGGCTTCAACACCAACGCCCTCTACGCTGGCGGTGACGGCAAGCCGCTGTTTGCTTCCGACCACCCGACGCTTGCTGCCGGTACGCAGTCCAACAAGGTTAGCTCGGACCTGTCCGAAACTGCCCTTGAAGCGGCCCTTATCAACATCTCGTTGACCAAGGACGACCGTGGCCTGCTGATTGGCGCCCGCGCCGTGAGCCTGCACATTCCTCCGCAGCTTCAGTTCGTTGCTCACCGTATTCTGTTCTCGGACCTCCGCGTCGGTACGGCTGACAATGACACGAACGCTATGAAGGACATGGGCCTGTTCTCGAAGGGCTACACCGTCAACCATCGCTTCACGGATACCAACGGTTGGTTCATTCGCACTGACGTGCCGAATGGTACCAAGATGTTCATCCGTGCGCCGCTGGCCACCAAGGACGATGTGGACTTCCTGACCGGCAACATGCGCTACAAGGCCCGCGAGCGTTACAGCTTCGGCTGGTCTGACTGGCGTCAGTGGTACGGCTCCTCTGGTTCAACCTAATGGTTTGGGGGCTTCGGCCCCCATTCCCTCATCCTTAAGGAGAATCAGATGACTAACTTTGCTTTCCCTGTCAACATCGACAATCGCGAACCGGCTTCCGGTAGCCCTGTCGATATGACGACTGCCCGTGTTCCAGGGCGCTTTTCTGTAGTTGTGAACACCGCCAAGTCAGGCACGGCTGTTGGTGCTACCACCATTCCGCTGTTCGTGGCCCCTGCCGGTTCCAACTTCTACGAGTGCGTCCTTGACATCACGACTGCCTACGACAATCTTGACACCAAGATTACAGTCGGTACTTCGGCGAACCCTGCTACCCTGTTCGCAGCTACGTCTGTGAACACGGCAGGCCGCCGCGATTACGCTGGTTCTGCTGCTCAAGTTTCCACCAACAGCATCGTGCTGGCGGCGGATACCACGGTCCAGGCCATCGTGTCTATTGCTACTTCGACTGTGGCGGCGGGTTCCGTCATTGTTCACGTCGTAATTGGCTAACAAGTTAAGGCAGGCTCCTCCTCCGGGCGGGGTCTGCCTTACTTGCTTTAGGAGCAAGCCATGCCCAGCATCAAAACTATCCGCGTCATTCCCTTCCAAGTCAGCACATCCGCGACTGCGACGAGCGACGCAATCGACCTCGATTACCGCTTTGACGGCTCACCCACCCGCTCGTTCTTCGTTCAGAAAAGCGCGGCGGCAGGCCCGTCCATCTTCATTGAAGCAGCGCCCTACGAGACTGGCCCGTGGATCGCCTTCGCCGAAGTGACCGCAGCCGTGACCACCACTCTCGTCCAAGTGATCTTTGACGTGCCTTTCGTCCGCACATCCTACGCTGGCGGCGGCCCGCTCGTTACCATTTACGGAGTCGTCTGAGGAGTCGCGCCAATGGCAACCAGTGGCGTAGCCTCCTTCGACCCCACCTTCGACGACATACTTCAGGATGCTGCTGCCATGGTTGGCGGGGGCCCGGTCCTCGCTGACGAACTCATTAGCGCCCGGCGCGGCCTCGACTACCTGCTGACGGACCTTCAAAACCGTAACGTCCTACTGCACAAAATCCAAACCACGGTAGTTCCCGTTTCCGCTTCGGTATCGTCGCTTTCCTTCGGCGCCGACATCTCTGACGTTCTGACCGCCAGCATCCGCACCAGCTCCACTGACATCCTGCTGGACCGTGACGGTTACGAACGCTGGGCGGAAATCCCCACCAAGTCCCAGACCGGGCGCCCGACGCGCTACTGGTGGGACCGGCGCCGTGACTCCAACATCATGAACTTCTGGCCGCTGCCCGACCAAACATATACTGTCGTGCTGACCGTCCAGAAGAACGCCGAAGATACGCTGCGCGCTTTCGACAACATCGACGTGCCCCGGCGCTTCCTGCCTGCCATCGTCTACGGCCTTGCCTACTGGATTGGCTTGCGGCGCGGACCCCGCGTACCCACCGACCGCCTTACGCTTCTGAAAACCGAATACGAACGTGCGGTGCGCGACGCCATGCGCGAAGACCGCGAACGTGGCAAAGTCCTGATTAGGATTGGTCGCTAATGCCCTACACCTACAGCACCCTCATTTCTGACATCCAAGCGAACATGGAGGAAGATTCCGCCGAGTTCGTGTCCGCGCTGCCTGCTATCGTCGAACGCGCCCAGTCCCATTTGCAACGGCGCCTTGATCCGGTCAACATCATCACCTTCACCGAAGTTTCCGTCAGCGCCTCCACCCGCACCCTGACCTTGCCTTCCAACCTGTTAGTTCTGAAGTCCATTCAAGTCTGTGCGACCGGCGGCTGGAACAATCTGCTCGAACAAAACAACGAGTTCCTTACCGCCTACTGGCCAGACTACACATCTTGCGCGCCCACCAAATACTATGCGCCCAAAGACAACGCCACAATCTTCTTGGCGCCGACCCCGCCTTCCAACTCCACGGCGCTGATCGAATACATTCCGCGCGTCACGGTCCTCAGCTCCGCGTACCCATCCAACTACTTTTCCAACTACACTGACGCGGCTTTCTTCGCAGCAGGCATGATGTATGCCAACGCTTGGACTAAGAACGCTGCCGCCGTCACCATTTGGAAAACCATCCTTGATGAAGAACTGGCAGTCTTGAACGTAGAGTCGACACGGGCGCGCCGTTCTGATACCGTCAATCGCTACAACGGTTCACCAGAAAACACCATTGGGGGAACTCCCTGATGTCCGTCCTAGATATGTGGTCGGTCTGCGACCGCTGTGGTTTCGACTACAAGCGGCGTGACCTCTACAAAGAAACAACCAACTTTGTCGTTTGTCATGCGTGTTACGATGGAAAATTCGACAAGAAAAGCCACCCTCAAAACTATTCTGCAAAGCCGCGCCGGGAACTCAAGCAAGTACCTGATGCGCGTCCTGACCAGACCAATTATGGGTCTTAGTCATGCGAATGAATGTGTGGTCCCTATGCGACCGTTGTGGCCAAAAGTACTACCGGCGCCAACTTCGCAAAGAATCCACTAACCTTGTCGTCTGCTCGGCCTGCTTCGACGGCGCCTACGACCTTAAGAAGCACCCCCAGAACAGGCCGCCGCGTCCCCGCTACGAGTCGCGCAAAGTTCCTGACGGGCGCCCGCAAGCAGACACTACAATGTACTTGGCCAAAGAAGACTCAGGCTACCTCCTTACCGAAACCGGCCTGAACATCATAGTAACGCCAACCCAGTGGACCCCTTCAATGAGTTCGCCGTCATGACCGCCCAAGCATTCATAGACTTCTTTTCGAACTTCTTGTGGCCTCTGGCCCTAGCTTACGCTGCGTATCTGCACAGGGAGCTTTCAACCGTGACCAAGCGTATAGACAAGGTCAGTGACGAACACCACGCTCACGTAGCTCAGGTCAACAAGGACTTCGCCACGCGTGAGGTGGTCAGCGCCCTTGAAAATAAACTGACAACTGTGTTAAATAGAATCGACGACAAAGTAACACGAATCCTTGAGGAACGCAAGTAATGCCCTCTACCTACGATCCCCTCTTAAGGCTTGAGCTTCAGGCGACCGGCGAGAATGCCACGACCTGGGGCACCAAGACCAATACCAATCTCGAACTCATTGCTGCCGCCGTCGCAGGGCAGGCCATCGTCAGCGTGTCTAACGTCGACGTCAGCCTTACGACCGCCAACGCCGCGACCGATCAGGCTCGCGCAGGCATCCTTGTCATCCAAGGCACCCTTACAGGCAACGTCAATATCGTCGTGCCTACTCAGTCCAAAAGCTATGCGGTCCTAAATCAGGCGACCGGCGCTTACAATGTCGTTATCAAAAACGCTAGTGGCACTGGCGTCACGCTTCCGGCCTCGGGCACTGAAATCGTGATTTGCACGTCAGCTACCTGCGCGGGCCTTATCGGAAGCTTTAACTTTCGCGTCACAGAGTAACCATGTCAGCTTCACTCCAAGACCAGAAGCTTACTGATTTAGCATTTCAAGTTGGCGTCATCAAAGAAAAGACCCAGCTAGATGCTTCAGGCTTTTGGACTGACGCCGACAAAATCCGCTTCCGCTTCGGGCGCCCCGAACTTATGGGCGGCTGGCAATCTGTAATTGACTCTTCTCAAGACGACAAAATCTTCGGCACTCCTCGCCTTCTCGAAACACTTCGCAACCGTTTAGGCCAAACTGCGGTCTTCATTACAACCCATGTAGGTGCCTTCTCTAGCGAATTGTCTAGCTTCTTCAACATCACGCCAATTGTGTCAACGGTCGCAGCATCCAACATCCTTTCCACTACGGCCAACTCCACCAAAGTTATTGTGTCTGTTTCGGGTCACGGCGCAACCAACGAAACCCTCGTAGAAATTGTTTCCGCAGCCGTAACCATCGGCGGCAACATTATTATCAATCCCATTTCATCCGTTACTGCTACCTATCAGGTAAGTGTAATCGACAGCAACAGCTTTGAAATTGACGTAGGCATTTCTGCGGCAGCCACGTCAGCGGGCGCAGGCGGTTCCGTTACTATCGGCCTTAATTACAACGCAGGCAATGAATCTACAATCCTTCAAGGAGGGTGGGGCTCGGGTGCTTGGGGCGGCAATTTCGGTTGGAATGAATCCTTAGCTAACTTCTCGTTGCCACTGCGCCTATGGTCCGCTGATCTTTGGGGCTCTGACTTGCTGGCCGTCCCTTCGCGCGGCCCTCTCATGTACTGGAATACCAGTGCCGGTGTAACTGAACGCATGACCATCGTCACTGCCGCCCCCTCCGTCAACCAGATCGTGCGCGTCGCATCCGAAGCCCGCCATGTTCTCCTTTACGGAACCCACGACAGCGTCGGTTCCTACGATCCCCTCCTGATCCGCTGGTGCAGCCAAGAAGACTTCACGGACTGGACGCCTACCGCCACCAACAACGCGGGCGACTACCCCCTACCAAGCCGTGGTTCGGAAATCCGGGCCGTCAACCGAGTCCGCGACAAGACAGCTATTCTGACCGATTCGGACCTATATATCCAGTCCTACATTGGCGGCAATGACGTCTTCGGTTTCGTCGCAGCAGGCGAACAGTGCGGCGTCATTTCTCGCAACGCAGCAATCGAATACCGAGGTCTCCTCTACTGGATGTCTGACAACGGTCAGTTCTACCTATACGATGGGCGCGTCCAGCCTCTGCCCTGCACCGTGTTGCGTTTTGTTTACGACAACCTAGACTCTAGTAATCTAGACAAAATCTACGCAGGCGTCAATTCTACTTTTGACGAAATCATATGGCTCTATACTTCAACGGCTTCTCCAAACGGCGAGAACGACCGCTATGTTATCTACAACACTTCCGAAAAGCACTGGACCATTGGCACCCTAAACCGTAACGTATGGGAAGATGGCGGTACTTTTGAATACCCGCTTGCCATCAGCTCACTTCCTTACGAAATTTACTACCACGAATATGGCTACACTGCTGACCTTTCCGCCATGGCGGCTAACTTGGAAGGCGCCTACTTCAATCAGGAAAGCGGCAACAACATCATGTTCGCCAACAAATTCGCCCCAGACTTCAGCAACATAGCTGACAACACACCCTACTCAGGCACCCTCCAGATTTCGTTGCAAGCCCGTAAATATCCAGGTGGCACGGTCACTACCAAAGGGCCCTTCGCCGTAACAGGCACCACCCAAAAGGTATCAACCCGCCTGCGTGGCCGCGAGTTTGCCATTCAAATCCAGTCCTCGACTTCCTCCAATCTGCCTTGGCGTTTGGGTAGATTCCGTATGGCAATTGAGCCGGATGGCCTGCGATGAGCCGCCGCATATCCTCGCGCACCTTCCCCGATCCTCCTTCCGAATGGGACGCTTCGTCGCGCGACGCGTGGAACTCCCTCATCAAGGTCCTAGAGCAAAGCGACCTGTTCGACTTGGGCCGACGGTCCCGCCCCCAGTTTATTGTGCAAGGCACCGTCAGCGCACCCCTGACTGTCGACATGGCTAATCCATCGGTCACCGCGCTCACTAACGTCGTTGGCAAGCTGCTTCTGGCTCTCCAGTCTAGCAACTTTGTCGACGTCCGTTAGGCTTTATTTTCTTTGAAATCCATGCTATAATACGGACGAGGCACCAATGTCAGACACATTCTTCAATCCCGATTTACAAGTAGCTCCGGGCGATGACCTGGTCAGGACCATGGGTGGCCTCGCGGGCTTTCCTGACGAAACCTTTTATGCGCCTACCGCTGCCCGCTCCCGTGAATACACGCCACTTGCTTCGTCTTTTGATCCGTCTTCCTACGGCTTTGGCGGCGGCGCTGCCCCGATCTTCTTCGCCAATCGTCAAGCCTCTACCCCTATCGCACCTACCGTTTCGGAAGCAGCCTCTCCTTTCGCAGGTGAAACTAGCGACGGTGCGTATGAACCCGCGCCGGGCTTTTCGTTTCAACCTCCGGGGCCCGGTCAAAGAGTTGTTGGCGGTCAAGGCGGCGGCTTCTACACTCCCCAACCGGGCATGGGTGCCCCCAGCACAGGCAGCTTCGCCCGCGATCTTGAAGCCCTCATGAATACGCCGGGCGCCCTCGACGCCATGCTTGCTGTGCTGTCCGGCCCCGCAGGTATTCCTTCTGTCGTAGCAGGCACCGCGCTATCCCAACTGACAGGCCGCCCCCAGGTCAACACCCTCGGCGGCGCCATCCGAGACGCGCTGATGGATCGTGTGACCATGACTGCGGAGGAGCGTCAACTCCAAAAGGAAATGATGGAAGGCCGCAACAAAGCAGCCGAGCAACTAGGTCTGGACCGCTCCGGCATCGTCGTTGAAGACTTGCCTGACCTGCGCCCACCCGCCGCACCCCCTGGCTTCCAGCAAATCTCCGCGCCCCTCAACGGCGCTCTTACCTCCTTCGACTTCGGTGACGGTAACAGCAATGTAGATTCTGCCCCCGGCGACCCAGGCGGCTTTGGTAATATGGCCGCATCTTTGGCTGCCGACGTTGCTGATGACAGGGCTACTATGTCAGAAGCTATGTCTACCATGGCGCAAGCTGTATCAGACATTACGGGCGTACCTGCTGAATCCTTGGCAGCCATGGCTGAATCTTTGGGCAAAGACGTAGCAGAAGGTCGCACGGGCTTAGCCGACGCCATCTCCAGCATGATGGCTGACGTAGCTAACATGTCGGCACCCGCTGCACCCGCTGCGCCCGCTGAAGCACCCGCTGCCGAAGCACCCGCTGCCGCTTCTTTGGCAGACACGCAAGCAGCCGTTGATGCGAAGGCTGCCGAAGCTCAAGCGGCCCTAGACGCAGCCGTCGCTGATATGATGGACTCGCTATCAACTAACGTCAATACCGCACCCGCTGCTACCGCCCCTGCTGCCGAAGCTCCAGCAGAAGCTCCAGCAGAAGCGCCCGCTGAAGCAGCGCCAAGTGAAGCTATGGCTGATGCTCAAGCTGCCGCTGAAGCTGCTACCACAGATGCTGCCGCTTCGGATGCTGCTGCTGCTACCAGCGATGCGGCTAGTGATGCTGCCAGCGACGCTTCGGCAGGTGAAGGGGAAGGTGGTCCCGGCGATGCAGGGGATGCTGGCGGAGATGCTGGTGGGGACGCAGGCGGAGATGCTGGTGGTGGTGGTGATGGTGGTGACGGCGGCGGCGGCGATGGTGGCTATGCTGAGGGCGGCCTCGTAGCTTTTGCTGGCGGCGGCCTAATTCCGTTGCAAGGCGGCGGCAAGATTGCCATTGGTCCGGGCGGCGGGCTTGACGACCTCATTCCAACTAGCATCAATGGGCGCCGTGCAGCCGCTCTTTCTGACGGTGAGTTTGTTGTTCCCGCTGACGTCGTAAGCATGATGGGGGACGGGTCGTCCAACGCGGGCGCGCGGCGACTATATGATCTTGTACGCCAAATCCGCCAAAACAAAACAGGTACTGCGCGTCAAGCATCGCCGTTACCTGTAGGTGAAATTCTGAAGAGGACAATAAAATGAGTGGCTTCTTTGGTGATTTGTTTGGAACGGGTTCCCGAGCGAACACGACAACTACTACGCAATCCCCGTCCCTTCCGGCTGCTGTCGAGAGCGCTCGTAACGATCTGCTGGGCCGCGCGCAAGCTTTCGCAGCCGAGCCTTACGCTCAGTATAGGACCGCTACCGGGCAAGCTATTCCGCGCGTCGCGGGCTTTACTCCTGACCAGTTAGCAGCCTTCAATACTGCGCGCAACTTAGCGGGAACTTCGGGTGCGCTTGGCGCGCTTACGCCCGGCCTTACAACTGATGCCATTACGGCGGCGCGTGGCCTAGCCACTACCCTTCCCGAAACTAACATCTCTGCCTACATGTCGCCCTATACCGAAGGCGTCATTGATCCAATGATCAGGGCCATCGAGGAACGGGCGGCGCGTCAACGCCTTGAGTTAGGTCAACAATCTGCGCGCACTGGCTCCTTCGGTGGTTCCCGCCAAGCCATTGCCGAAAGCGAACTGGAGCGTGGCACCCAGCGCAATATTGCCGAGACGACGGCAGCCGAGCGCGCGAAAGCCTACAACCAAGCTCTCGAACAGTTCCGCAAAGACCAAGCCAATATCCCCGAACTCTACAAGGGTGCGCTTGGTTCGCTATCGACGGGCTTGGCCCAGACGGCAAGTCGCTTAGGCACAGAGTTTTCGCCTGTCCTGCAAGTCGGGTCAGCCGGGCAAGCTCTTGACCAAGCTAACCTAGATGTGCTACGTAAAGAATTCGAAGAGCAGCGTGACTATCCATTGCGCGGGCTAGAAGCTTTGCGCGGCGCGCTCGGCATCGGCTCGTCAACGCTGGGCGTCGGCTCCACACAGACACTACAGCAACCCGGCCCGAACGTGGCAGGTCAAGTTTTCGGCGCTGTCGCGGCGGCCCCTCAAGTTATCAAGGGCGCGACAAGCCTGTGGAACTGGTTTGCAGGATCGTAAGATAGGAATACGAACATGGCAGATTATCTCGACATTCTTCGTGGTGCCCTTTCGTTGGGTGGCTTTTCGCCTGCGCCCAGCCAGCAAATGGACCGCCTTCTAGAAATTTTCAGGGGTCGTGGCGGCACACCCGCACCCTCTGCACCCGGCGCCCCCGTGACACCCGCGCCCACTGAAACCGCGCCGCCCCAGATTCCCGGCCAACCTGCACAGACAGCGCGCCCGCGCCCTCCCGCTCCCTCGCCTGAAATGCCGTTGCCCCCGGAACCCACTTCCCAAGTTCCGGCCCAGGCCCCGCGCCCCACACTTCTCGACCAATTGCGCGAGCGTGTAAGCCAAGACACAAGCAGCGGTGGCCTTCGTACTGCTGGCGACATTGGCGCGGGTATGCTTGCTTCACGCAGTCCCAACTTCTTTACCATGCTTGGCGAAGGCTTGAAGGCCGCCCAGACTGGCGAACAGCAACGCACCCGCGACCTTCGTGAAGCTGCCAGCACTGAAGCCGTACAAGCCTATCGTCAGCGTATGCTCGAACTTAAAGAAGAAGAAATGCGCGATCCCTCCGTCCGCGCCCTCCGCGAAGCTCAAGCCTACTACTACCGCCAACGCCCCGAAATGGCTGGTGCCGGGGCCGCCAATCGTTCGCGCGTATCTCCTGCTCAGTATGCTACGATGTATAACCAAGCAGAAGAAGCAGCCCGGCGTCAATATCCCGACCCGGCGCCCGGCATGCCAGAACCTGAGTCGGCGCGTCAAGAACGTCTTGCAAATCGGGAACGCTACCGGGACGCGCGTCTCCAGCAACTTTTGGAAGGGGCGGCACAAATTCAAAGTGGGCAACTGCCAACGCCGCAACCAGCGCAGCCGCAGCAAGGTCCCGGCCAGCGCGTACAAGTTCCGCTAACGGGCACACCGCGCTAATGCCCTTATATGAAGTTCCGTTACCTAACGGCACTATCGTAGAAATTGAAGGGCCTCCGGGCGTCGAGCGGCAAGTTCAAGCCCGCGCCCGCGAATACTTTCGGTCTGCGTTCCCCCAAGAATTTGAAAGCTGGCGGCGCACCCAAGTAGGCTTGGGTAGTTCCATTACACAGGGCGCTTCCCGCGCCGTTGACGAATTCCAAGGC